TTCCAAAGAACATCAACAGGTACTAATTCTGTATTAAATGTAAGACAATTATCATCAGGAAATATTGCAGAATTTGGAACTAATACTAACAATAACTTAGTAGTAATTGATGGTACAGGTAATATAGCTGGAAGTGCAACTATAGTTGGAAGTGAAGTTCGAGTAATACAGTCTGGTAAGCTCCGTACAGATATAATAGATGAAGCCCCTTTAGGTGTAGATGGGAAAATAGCTAAAACAGGTGTAACCATTAATGTACCCTTAACAGCATCTAGCAATATAAGTGCTAGTGGAGACATAGAGGCTTTAACATTTACAAGCCCTACACTAGATGTAACAGATGGATCAGCTAATATGACGGCAAATCTACCTTTAACTTTTGGTGATTTACTGCAAGCGGATATAGGTAGATTAAATATAAGCCATGATAATTCCAACGGTAGTATTACTAATCGTACAGGAAATTTAACAATTACAAACACAGTTAGTGAGATAATATTAGATGGTACAGGTGTAAAAATACCTAATATTGCGGATAATAGCAACACTGGATACAAAACAGTAGTAGTTGACACCTCTACTGGACAGTTATATAGAACTGGATCCTATGGAGGTAGTGGTGGCGGTGCTGGAATATTTATTGAAACAGGTTCATATTATGCTACAACAAATGATTTACAAGTAACAGGCTCAACTATAGTTTCAGGAAATATTAGTGGAGGAACTATAACATCCTTAGGAAGTATACAAAACTCAGATGGTTCTGTATTATTCCAAAGAACATCAACAGGTACTAATTCTGTATTAAATGTAAGACAATTATCAACAGGAAATATTGCAGAATTTGGAACTAATACTAACAATGAATTAGTAGTAATTAATGGTCAGGGAAAAGTTGGAATTGGGACTACTTCACCAACTGAAGCACTTGACGTAACCGGAAATATTAAAATATCTAGCACATCACCAATACTTCAGTTCAATGAAACCGATACAAATAACGAAAATTGGGCTTTTATTAACAGTACTGGTAAGATGACTTTAAGAACCGCAAACAATGATTTTAGTACTTATGTAACTAAAGTGACTTTCTTACAAAATGGTAATGTTGGTATAGGGACTAATTCACCAACTGAAGCACTTGACGTAACTGGAAATATTAAAGCAAGTGGTGAAATAGAATGTACTAAGTTTGTAGCTAACGCAGCAGGAGGTTTTGAGTTTGAAATAGACGGAGATAATCAATTCAACATGATACACAATTTTGCTAACAGATCAATGTTTTTTACAACTACAACTGGTACTGGTACTATAAATTTTGGAACTAATAATACTAACTCACAGGTTAGTATAACATCTGCTGGAAATTTAAATGTTGTTAATGATCTAACTGTTGGTGGAAGCGTAGGTACAGGTGCTATAACAGCATCAGGCAATATAAGTTGTAGTTTCCAAGAATCAACAATAACTGCAACAACAGGATCATTTAATCACATTATTACAGATGGTGAAACATTAGAATTTAGAGATGCCACTACAAGAGCAAAGGTAGGAGCTTTAAAATTTGATGCAACTAATGGTTTAGAAGTAAGAGATAGTGCAGGTAATGAAGGAAAATTAAAAACTTCATCATTAAACATTCCATCTGGAGGTAATATGATAATAAATGCAAGTCAAATTAATTTTAATAGTTTACCAGATTCAGACCCAGGAGTATCAGGACGATTATGGGTGGATGCAAGAGATGGTAAAATCGCTGTATCAAGGGGTTAATAATATTATAATTTGGATACCTAAAAAAAACATTTTACATTTATCAACAATAAATTACATTTTTAACAAATTAACCGATATTTATAACCATGGAAAAAAAAATAGTTTTAGACAAAAAAGAAATTAGTAAATTAAAAGAATTAAGACAAAATTTCACCAATTTAACAAATACTTTAGGAAATTTAGAAATTCAAATAATGAATTTAAACATACAAAAAGAATCTCTAAAAGAAACACTTTTAAATTTACAAAAAGAAGAAATAGTTTTAGCAAAAGAATTAGAAACTAAGTATGGAGAAGGATCCATTTCTTTAGATTCTGGTGAATTTTTACCCATAAAATAGATTTTTAAAAAATTTTGACATATTTATCATAAAAATAACACACAATGGCAGAAACATTAATTTCCCCTGGGGTATTAGCAAGAGAGCAAGATCAATCCCAAATCACCTCACAACCTGTACAAGCGGGAGCAGCAATTATAGGTCCAACAGTATTAGGCCCAGTAGAAAGACCAACTTTGGTTACTACTTTTTCCGAATATTTAGCTACTTTTGGTGGTGCTTTGCAGAGTGGTTCAGATGAATACTCATACTTTACAAGTATTTCAGCATTTAATTATTTCCAAGGTGGAGGTACTTCATTAATAGTAACTAGAGTAGTATCAGGTTCATATTCTGCTGCTACATCATCATTTATTTCAGGTTCAAATGCACCAGCACTTGCTGCGGGTACTGCTTTTACATTAGAAACAATTGGTTCTGGAACTATAATGAATAGTACTAGTACATTAACTTCAAAAGGAGCTTTACCAAGTGGTAGTTCTAATAATGTTAGATGGGAAATAACAACACCAGATACATCATCAGGAACATTTACACTTTTAGTTAGAAGAGGAGATGATAATACAAAATCAAAAAGAGTATTAGAATCTTACACAAACTTATCATTGGATCCAAAATCTTCAGGATATATAGCTAGAGTAATTGGTGATCAAACGACTACATTACTAGGTAGTGGAACAGCAGAACCTTACTTACAACAATCAGGTAATTTTCCTAACGCTTCAAGGTATATAAGAGTAAAATCAGTAGATAAAAAAACACCAGATTATTTAGATAATGATGGAAATGCAAAATCTCAATATACAGCTTCAATTCCAATCGCTTCTGCAGGTACATTTGGAGATGCTGAAGGTGGTCTTAAAGCCGGAGCTAATTTTTATGATACTATAAACTCTACAAACACACAAGGATTAGTAGAAGCAAATTATACAGATGCAATTAATTTATTAGCAAATAAAGATGAATTTAAATACAATATTATCACAGTACCAGGTTTAGTTTATGTTGATTATCCAACACCTTTAAACTCATTAATTGATAATACAGCAACTAGAGGAGATGCTATAGTAATAGCAGATACTGTAAATTATGGAGCTTCAATTACAAATGTAATTTCAACAGCAGCAAGTATAGATTCATCATATACAGCAACATATTGGCCATGGTGTCAAATTACTGACCCAAGCACAGGACAATTAGCATGGGTTCCAGCTTCAACATTAATACCAGGAGTATATGCAGCTAATGATGCTTCAGCAGAAACTTGGTTTGCACCCGCAGGTATTAATAGAGGTGGATTAGGAGTAGTAAGACAAGCAGAAAGAAAATTAACACAAACAAATAGAGATAGTCTATATGTAGGAAAAGTTAATCCAATAGCTACATTCCCTGGAAGAGGAGTAGTAGTATTTGGCCAAAAAACACTACAAACAAGAGCAAGTGCTTTAGATAGAGTAAATGTTAGAAGATTATTAATTAGTCTAAAATCATTTATTTCACAAGTAGCAGATAATTTAGTATTTGAACAAAATACAGCAGCTACTAGAAATAATTTCTTAGGACAAGTAAATCCATTTTTAGAAAGTGTACAACAAAGACAAGGATTATTTGCTTTTAAAGTAGTAATGGATGATAGTAACAACACACCAGATGTTATTGATAGGAATCAATTAGTGGGTCAAATATTTGTTCAACCTACAAAAACAGCAGAATTTATATACCTAGATTTCAACATTTTACCAACAGGAGCTACTTTCCCGGCATAAAAACATAGAAATTAGATATTTATAATAGAATTAAAAGATAAAACAAAATGGCAGTATTAAATCCCAACGAAATATTTTTCACAGCATTTGAACCAAAACAAGCTAATAGGTTTATTATGTATGTAGATGGAATTCCATCATATATGATAAAAGAAGTAGGTGAAGTGAAAATATCACAAGAAATAGTAACTTTAAATCACATCAATGTTGAGAGAAAAGTTAAAGGTAAATCAAAATGGGAAAATTTAAGTATGACTCTTTATGATCCAATTACACCATCAGGTGCTCAAGCGGTAATGGAGTGGGTAAGACTACATCATGAATCTGTAACAGGTAGAGATGGTTATTCTGATTTTTATAAGAAAGATTTAACAATCAACGTTCTAGGTCCAGTAGGTGACGTAGTATCAGAATGGGTAATTAAAGGCGCATTTATAGTAGATGCAGGATTTAAAGGATTTAACTGGGATACAGGTGCTGAAGCTCAAACTATTGCTTTAACAATATCAATGGATTATGCAGTACTAAACTTTTAAAAAAATATCAAATATTGCAAAAAATAGCTTGGCTTATGTCAAGCTTTTTTGTATTTTTAATATGTATTACTAGAATTAAAGTTATTAATAAATAAAAGATATGGAAGAAAAAAAACTGAAGTTTCCTACCGAAACGATAGACCTACCTTCAAAGGGTCTAATTTACCCTAAAGATAACAATTTATCAAGTGGAAAAGTAGAAATGAAATACATGACTGCTAAGGAAGAAGATATACTAACTAACCAATCATACATCGAAGCTGGCACGGTATTAGACAAGTTACTGCAATCACTTATAGTCTCCGACATAGTGTATAATGATTTAATTACTGGCGATAAAAACGCATTGCTTATAGCTGCTAGAGTTTTAGGATATGGTAAAGATTACAAATTTGAATATAAAGGAGAAGAAGTAGAAGTTGACTTAAGTGAAATTGATAATAAAGAATTTGATGAAGATTCAATTAAAAAAGGTGAAAATAGATTTCCATTTACTTTACCAAATTCCAAAACTGAAATTGAATATAAAATTCTAACAGCAAATGATGAGAAAAAAATTGCTGCCGAAATTAAAGGTTTAAAGAAAATTAACAAAAACGCAAACCCAGAACTATCTACAAGATTAAAATACATGATTGTATCTGTAGATAAAGATGAAGAAAAAAAATCAATAAGAGAGTTTGTTGATAATTATTTTCTAGCTATGGATTCAAGAGCGCTTAGAAAACATATAGCAAATACACAACCAGATGTTGAATTAACAATACCAGTAGAGACTAGTGGTGGCACGGAGGACATCACTATTCCTATTAATCTTAACTTTTTTTGGCCTGACGCAGAGGTATAGATTCGAATTATTTAATCAAATCCATGAGATAGTATTCCATGGAAAAGGAGGTTATGACTTCCACACTATATACACTATGCCTATATGGTTGCGCAACTTTACATTTTCTAAAATGAAAGAATTTTTTGAAAAAGAAGCAGCTGATTATAAAAAGGCACAATCTAATGGTAAAGGTACATCTACTGTTATTGACACAGATGGTATGGTTCAAACCCCATCTTTTATGGAAAAAGGTAATGCTTCTAAACCGGCCTATTCAACAAAACGGGCTAAAAACTAGATTTTTTAATATTTATAATCAAATATTCCAAAAATGGCCGATGGACTAAATAAAAATCTAAATAATGCTAATAAATCTGCTAAAGATTTAAAAGGCAATATGGATGGAGCTTCTGACTCTGCTAAATCTGCAGCTGATAATATGGGTAGGTTTACCGATTCAGTTAATGACTCAGCTGAATCTTTTAATGATTATAGAGACACTCTTCGTTCTATATCTGCTGAATTAGGCAATCAAATTAATAACGTAAAAGATGTAAAAAAAGAGTATAATAAACTCGATTCTATAGCAAGAAAACTTTCTGATCAAGAAGTTGGCATAAACAGGTTAAAAGATAGTCAATTAGACAAATTAAAACAAAATGCTGCTTCATCAGTTGAAGAACTTAAAAATAGAACTAATGCTCTACAAGTAGAAAAACTTACAGCAAGTACAGGTAAAGAATTAATGAGTTTAAGTGGTGCGGCATTTGAAACCACCCTTAAATCTATAGCAGCTAAAAAGAAACTTTCAAAAGAAGAAGTTACTTTAATTAGAGCATCTAAACAAAATTTCCAAATAGAGCAAGAGTTATTAGATAAAATAGAAAAAGAAGTAGATATTCGTAAAGAATCTAATAGGTTGATGGGGATAGGGGGAGGATTGATGAAAGGTTTAAATCAATTAGGAGGAAAATTTGCACAATCTTTAGGACTAGAGAAAGTAACATCTGACATGCAAAAAATGGCAGATGAAATTGCACGAGGGACAAAATCCTCAGGTGCTCTAGGAGGTAAAATGAAAGTTTTAGGTGTTGGTATAAAATCAGCATTTACAAATATTGGAGGTTCATTAATGGATCCCACAGTAATATTTGGAGCTTTAATTAAAGGATTTAATGATGTAGACAAAGCAGCAACTGATTTTGCAAGACAAACGGGACAAGACCTTAATGGTGTCGAAGCTTCTCTTGCAACTGCTAATATGGGTTATGTTAATATGGCTGATTACATTAAAGCAGCTACAGCATTAACCTCAGAATTAAAAATGAGTGCTACTGATATATTTTCTCCAGAAGATATTTTAGAAGTAGCTCAAATGACAGATGAAATGGGCATGGCAGGTAAAGCAGCTGCTAACTTGGCCAAATTATCTAAATTAAATGGAACATCTGTTAGAGAAAATAATGAATCTATAATACAGGGAGTTAATAGTTTTAATAAACAAAATGGTGCTGCTATAAATAGTAGAAAAGTACTAGATGACATTGCTAATACATCACAAGGTGTATTAACTAAATTTGCGGGCATGCCTGGAAAATTAACAGAAGCTGCATCAGCCGCTGCTGGTATAGGAATGAGCCTAGAGCAAGTAGATAAAATAGCAGGAAGTTTACTTCAATTTGAACAGTCAATATCAGCAGAAATGGAAGCTGAGTTATTAACTGGAAAGAGTCTTAACTTAGAAAAAGCAAGAGAAGCTGCTTTAACTAATGATTTAGCTACAGTAGCTAAAGAAATGAGTAAACAAATAGGAACATCAGCAGATTTTGCTAAAATGAATCGCATTCAACAAGAAGCTACAGCAAAAGCTATGGGCATGACTAGTGATGAATTAGCTGGAATGTTGTTACAAGAAGACTTAAAAGCTGGTTTAAATGAAGATTCTTTAAATGCTGCTCAAAAACAAACTCTTGAATCCCAAAAGAACAGAACGGCACAAGAGCAAATTGCTCAAGCTTTAGGAAAAATAGGACAAGCATTTGCTCCTATAATTGGATTTATTGCTAAAATAGTATCAAATTCTAAGGTAATTTATGCCTTAATGGGTGTTGCCTTATTAACTAAACTAGGTGGTATTACGAGCGCATTTGGTAAAATGGGCAAAGCATTTGGTGGTATTAAAGATGCAGGTAAATCTATGATGGGGTTTTTTAACAAAAGTGAAGGTGGATTTAAAGGATTAATCTCCTCCGCTAAAAAATATGGAAATTCATTAATAGGTGCATTTAAAGGTACTGATGGGGTTGCTGGAAAATTTTATAAAGGTGGACAATTCATGCCTGGAGGTGAAAGAGCACCAAAAGGGGGAGCTATTTCTAAAGTAGCTTCAGGTGCAAAAGATAAAGTTTCAGGTTTAAAAGATAAAATTACAGATAAAATTAAAGATAAAGTAGATGATATTTCGGATTCTGCGGATAAGTCAAAAGGAATAGATGAAGATGCAGGTAAAGGAGTTAAGGAGTTTTTAAAGGGACTATCAGAAGGATTAAAATCTATGGCAAGTATGGAAGTTGTTGGAGGTGCTCTTGCTCTTATACCAGCAGCAATTGGTCTTACTGCTATGATCCCCGGATCAGTAGGTGCTTATTTAATGTCTAAAATAGACGGTAAAAAATTAGAAGAATCTTTAAAAGGTCTTTCAGAAGGATTAAAAGCAATAGATCCTATGGCTATGTTTGGAGCTTTAGCATTAATCCCCGCAGCTGTTGGTCTTACCGCAATGATACCGGGCGCGGTAGGTGCTTATTTAATATCAAAAGTAGATGGTGAAGGATTTAAAGAAGGACTAGTAGGAATCGCAGATGGTTTAAAAGAAATAGATGGTCAAGCAATGTTAGGTGGTTTAGCTTTAATACCAATAGCTTTAGGGCTTGCTGCTATGCTTCCTGGAGTAGTAGCAATTTTAGCAATTTCTGCAGTTGGGCCTCTAGCTGAAGCTGGATTTAAAGGATTAGGAAAAGGTTTAATGTTTTTTGGGGATAATTTTGGTAAAATTATTCAGGGATCGCTTGCATTAGGGATTGCTGGTTTGGCAGTTGCAGGTTCTTTTGCATTAGCTTTAATGATGATTAAAGATGTAGATCCTACACAAATGATAGCATTTGCGGGTTCATTAGCAATTTTTGGAACTACTGCAGCCTTATTAGGTAGTTTTAGTAGTCTAGTAATTCAAGGAGCACTAGCATTAGGAATATTAGGTTTAGCATTAATCCCGGCAGCATTTGCATTTAATTTAATATCTGGTGTAGATGTAAACAGTATGATTGCATTTTCTATAGCATTACCTTTATTAGCGTTAGCGGCAGCAGGTTTAGGACTTATAGCACCTTTTATTTTAGCAGGGTCATTAGCAATAGCAGCATTAGGTTTAGCCATAATACCAGCTGCAATGGCATTTGGGATGTTAGCAGGTTCTGGATTCACAGACCAAATAGATTCTCTTTCACAATTAGCTGTATTAGGTTCTGGACTATTTGGAGTAGGAGCAGGTTTAATAAGTATTGCAGCTGGATTAGGAGCAATGTCATTAGCTGGATTATTAGCTATGCCTACTTTATTAGCATTAACCGCTTTAGGAGCAGTTTCAGGAGGGTTAGGTTCAATATTTGGAGGAGCTGAAGAAACAGATAATGGAAACCAGGATTCTGCACTATCTGAAAAATTAGACCAAGTAAATAATAACATTCTTAAATTAATATCAGTTGTAGAAGCTGGTGGAGATGTTATCATGGATGGGGCAGTCGTAGGAAAAACAGTATCTATGGCGAGTTCTAGAATTGGTTAATATTTATAATAAACATTAAAACAAATATTATGTCTGGATTATTAAATAAATTAACAAGTGAAGGATCAGGTTTTACCAAATTATCAGGTGGAGATGGTCAAATTAATGTGGGTGCAACCCAACAATCAAAATTACATGCTTTTGGAAACCAAGCAGGTTATTCTGTAGATGGAGCTTTTACAGGTGAAGTAAATGATGCTTTTAACGCCTATGATGATGGTGTAATTAACCAATTACCTCAACCATCAGGATTAGATTTAAATGGTGTACCACCTGCATCTTCAAACTCAGATGGAGGAGTACCTGCTATTAATTCAACTTTTTCTAAAGGAGCATATAAAAACAATCTCCCAGAAGGAAGAAGTTTTTAGTGAATGCCATTACTAGACTTTAAAACTGATCTAAAGTCCTTAAAATTTGGAAATGATAGACCTGATGGTGGTTCAAGTAA